GTTTACTAAAACTAATTTAATTTCATGTGATAATCTCTCTCCTTGAACCATCGGTTCCGTTCCAATTAATGTTTCCATTTTATTATTATTTTGATTTTGATTTTGACTTTATTATTTCGTCATTTAAATATGGTTTGGTTATTTCTGCTATAAAAAGTTTTATTTCGTTTTCAACTGGTAACGGTAATAAATCGTTGTATTTAAAAGTTTCAATTCCTCTTTTGTACTTTGGCTTTCTACCGGCTCCTCTTTCGTTTTGTATCATTGTTTTTATTTTAAAGATTTCATGTATTTAATTGCTGTCTCTGGAGTTTTAAACTTTTTTAATAAGACTTTATTAATTGTAAATCCAAAAACGTTAATTTTTTTGTGTACATAAAAAACATTTTTATTGTACGTTAGTTCGTAAACTTTTTTAAATGGTTTCATAAATTTGTAGTATTTGTTTTTTTTCTTGTTGTTCCTCAAATGTTAACTTTCCAAAAGTTGAGTATAATAACTCAAACTCAGATAAACGTTTTAATTGAGCTTGCAATCTTAAAATATTTTTCACTTGATTATCTAGTTGCCTCTCTAATCTTTCTATTTGCTCAATAAGGATTTGCTCCTCAGTGTATAACTCTTCGTCTCTTTCGGTTTCGTAGTTACCAGCTTTCCAGTCGTCGTAGTTGTTCATAGTATTAAGATCTAAAAATTATTTGAAATAACACATACATTGCCATTAAATAAGCGAAATTCTGTTGGTTGATTGATTTTGATAAAAATGTTTTCATGATGTTTGATTTTATTGTTTTAATTAATTTATGGTACAAATTTAATATAAATTTTTTAATTACAAAATAAAAATATAAAAATATTTAATAAAAAAAACCACTCTTTTTGGAATGGCTTTATTTTAAAGGGTTTAAAGGTATTTTAAAAAATGTAATTATTAATAGTTTTTTGCTTTTCGTAGTAATTCATTGTCGTAAAACTGCTTTTTGTGTTTTTAAAGTTAACCTTTACCCAATCCGATGGAGGGCTAAACGCTCCAAAATTTTGGTATTCAAAAGCCGTTGAGCTAGTTAAATCGAAAAGTAATTGATGACTATCTCCCTTTGAGAATTCTATTTGATAGCAATGCAATTTGTATTCGTCAATATAGTTTTTAATCTTTTCTATTTGAACTGCATCCAGGTGCGGTTTAAATCCAAACTTTAAACTTTTGTCGTCTTTACCATGCGTAAGAATAAAACAACGATTGTCAAATATATAATGATCAATAAATTTTCTTTGATTGATAACGGAAACGTTTTTATATTTTAGTTCAATATACGATTTGAAAGCAGAATTAACAATATAACCAAAAGCTCCAGCGTGGTTATCGTTGCAAATATTGACAACCTCTATTTTGCTATAATACTGAAATAAAGCGTCTATTAAAGTTATTTTAAAAGTTAAGGCAACGTCAAAGGCTTTTTGGTTATCCATATTTTGAGGCAATTCGTGACCTCCTCTGGTAGTCATTCCGTTATAACCGTCCATAAAATCGCCTAATTCATGCAATAAAAGTTTATTTGATTTTTGATTGTTTATGATTTCATTTACAAAAATATCACGTCTTTTAAATAGCTCCTCTTCGTTCCAGGCTCCGTCATATAAAGAATGCCCGTCACTTACTTTCATACCAACGTGAACATCGGTTAAAACGGCCCGATCAAACAAAGCCTTTTGGTTAATTGATTTTGGCTTTATGTTAACCGGAGTTATTTTACCCTCAAAAAATTTAGTAAAATCAATTTGTTCCGGATCAACAATTGCCTCTTTTATTGGCTCCGTAATAATCCATTGTTGCCCGTTAGTTACATTTGTAGAAACTCTTTTAATTTCGTGGTTTGACGGAATGTCAATTAACTTTTTTTGCCCTAATTTTTCAACCGTTGAGATAACGTTCCCGCTCTCGTTTAAAGTTCGTCTAACCTCTTTAAATTCAGTAGAATGAAAACCTCTTAATTTTTGCAGTTGCTCAAATTGTTGTTTTGTAAGGAAATAACGTTGATTGCCTTTTGAATTAGCCTCTCTTTTTTTTAACTCTAAGCCCAAAGCAATGGCTTCCAATTCGCTTAATCTGGTCCTTTGTTTTATCATAAGTAGGATTTTTTAAATTGCAAATCGCAATTTGAGATTATTTATAGAAATAATTTCTTTTTAATTTCTCTATAAATGTAAATGCCAATTGGGATTAGCAACAGCCAAAAATATACAAAATAATTTGCTTTTTTATCAATGCTTTTGGCTTTGTTGATTTTGATTTCTTTTTTCTGTTTGGAAACTTGTTTAAAAGCCTTTTTAGAGACTATTTTATTTGAGTTATCAGAATATAACTTATTTGCTTTTTTATATCTTAAAACAGCGTTTTTATAGGTAATTCCGCCAACAATCATTTCAACTCCACAAACTTCTGGTTTGATTTCAATCTCTTCAAAGTTTTCTGTTATTTTAATGTTGTTGTTTATGGTAGAAATCGAGTCTGTTTTTACAATAGCAATAGAATCGATTGTAATTTTAGTATCCTCTTTTACAATAGCAACTTTTCTGGATGCACATCCAAAAAAAGTAATTGCTAAAAATAAAAGGATTAATTTTTTCACTAGAAATTCGTATAATAAGTTTTTATCCCGTTTCTCTTTGCTCTTAAAACTTGTTTTCTGTTTGAGCCTTTTTTAAATGATACATGAACCCAATCCGGATTTGAATCATTTCCAAATTCAAAAATCAATTGGTCAAATTCCAAATTGTCTTTAATGAAGTCAAAAATTTGTTTGTTTGTTATGCTGGTTCCGTCAACATCAATGTCAATAGCTTGACCAGTACAATGCTGGCTCTTTATCGCTCCTCCAATTGCATTATTTAACATTCTTGAACGATAACCACTTGAAATATGAATTGGTGCTGCAAAATGGTCACGAATTGGCTGGAAAACCTTTTCAGCTAATAATTTAAGATTTGCCAAATGTTCAGCAGTAGGAGAATTGTTTATTCCACGTCTTTTTGCTTCTGTGCTACGTGTCACTTCAATTAAATCTAAATTTTTTGATAGTTTCATTTAATTTGTAATATCGTTAATATCAGATTTGATTTCTTTCGCTCTATTGAAAGATTTTTTAAGAAGTTGCCAAATATCAATTTTGAAAGTTTCCTCAATGTTTTCTTTTATAGAAACAAGCTCAACAAAAATTAAAAGAATGGCGCATATCTTTGTGAACATAAAGTCAAAACCAAAAGCAGATTTGACAAACTCGTTCAAAACAAAATTGTCAATTAAATATAAAAATACAATGCAAATTTCATACAAAGCCATTTTAGAAATAATGTTTGATAATTTTCTACTGCGTATAGATTTCCAGCCATTTAATTTAATTGACTTAAAAATACCAGTAAAAGTATCTAAAATGATAGCAGAACCGACCGCTATTAAAAGCCCATATATGGGAACAAATAATAATATTAAACTTGCAAAAATGTAATTCAAATATTTCATTTAATAAAATGGGGTGCGTTAACACCCCGATTTTTTAATTAACCAATTCCTTTTCAACTTCTTTTTCGTCCTCTTTTGGAGCTACTGCTTTGATTGCTTCAACAACTGCTGCTGCGTCTGCTAATTGCAATAATCCTCCCTTTTGAGCTAAATGTGCAACTTGTACTAAAATCTCAATCGCTTGTTTGGTTTCCATTTTAAAATATTTTAATTAATTTTTATACAAATATAGTTAAATTAATTAATTTGAAAATAAATTTTTAAACTTCGTCTTCGGCAACAACTTCCTTCTCTTCAACTGGAGCAACTTCCTCAACTACCTCTTCAACTACTGGTGCTACATAATCGCCAGTAATTACTAAATTTAATTGACTTGCAATCCAATCCCAAGCGTAATTGTCAACTTCCCAAGCTGAATAATCATCGCCAGACATAGTCAAGTTACCTTGTGCTAATTGTTGCATTGATTCAGATAGTAAAGAATAGTAAAATGTAGCTGAATTACCTAGTGATACATTTACTGCGTAAGCATTTAAAACAGTTGCTTCCTGTGTTTGTCCGTTATCCCAAATTGAGATTGATTCAATTGTTTTCATTTTTATTTATTTATTTATTATTGTGTATAAACTATTCCACCCGCAATGGCAAAACCGCCACCGTTTGAAGTTACCGTTACTGAATAAGAATAAGTTCCCGGAGCTAATGTAAATGATGATGAATCACTTGTCCCCGGAATTGGTCTGTAAACGCTAACAGTAGTTCCATTTATTGTTATTGATGTATTACAAGTTGCTCCAGCGTCTATAACAACCGCTCTAGCATTAAAAGTAGCATTTGTTCCTGTAATGGTTACTGTTCCACTTGTTGTTTGAGTTGTTGTTGTATAACTTTGATAATACCAACTACTAAAAAAAGTAGCTACCCAAACACTTTTAGGAATCAATTGATTATTTGCATAACTTGCTAATGGTGTGCTACCTATTTGAAAGTAATACAAAGCATCTTCTTTTGAAACGCATTGGTTTGTATTTGGAGGCGTTCTGCCTGAGACGAAGTAAAAACCACAATCCCAAGCATCCGCATAACTTACCATTTGATTATCTGCTAAACTATTCCAAGCCATTATTTCTCAAGTTGTTTAATTCTGTTTTCTAATTCTGCTATTTTAGCAACTAATACTTCAACGTAGTTAACAGATAAAAATCCTTTTTCATCTTCATTAACCGCATCTGGCATTACTTTTTGAACTTCTTGAGCTGAATATCCAACGTGTTTTTTATCGTCCCTACCGTCTTTCCAAAGGTAAGTAATTGGTTTAATATCTGAAACGTTGTAATCGTAATCTGTTAAGTCTTTTAATCTTATATCAGAGTTAAAGAAACCTCCACTTGCAGTAATTGTACCATTAGCTACATTTAAGTTACCATTTAAAAATTGATAATACATTGCACTTCCAGTATATTGAACTGTAAAACCATTGGAATAACCCATTTGTCCAGCTAAAAATATATTTCTTGCTCCTCCAGAAGAACCTTGAGCAACGACGCCATAACTGCCAGCGTTTGCTGTTGTTGTAAAAATTGCAGCGTTACCAGCATAACTTGCCTCAACTTGGTTCGTAATTATATAGCCATTAACTCTTGTATTTCCATTAACATCTAACTTATACCCTGCGTCTGTGGTTGTGCCTATTAGTACGTTGCCACCTGAAGTGATACGCATACGTTCTGAATATGACGCACCTGTATTGAATGTTATTTCAGAATTTGTAATAATTCCAATATTATTTGGCGTTGCATTTGAACTTCCATTTATAGAAACATAAGCACTTGTATCTGAATTTGAAACTATTAATCTTCCTGAAGCATCTCCACCTAATAGCCTTGAATCTGATTTTTTTATTTCAACATTACCACCTGAAGTGATTGTAACTGCTTTTGTCGCTGATCCTCCAGGACAAAAATAAATATTACCATTTCCGCTTCCACTTTCAGCAAATAAAGTAATTCCATAATCTGTTCCGCCTCCCGCTATATCTTTATAAGAATATAAACCACCTCTAATACCGCTGTCTTTATTTATTCCATAAGTCGTTGCAGTAAGATTTCCACTAAACCTTCCAGTTCCATTAACGTCAAGTTTGTAACCAGCGTCTGTTGGAGTAGAACCAATATATACGTTTCCGTTTCCAAAAATTCTTAAATTTTCTGTAAAAGAAAAAGCAGCTCCAGCAGTTCCAGAAGGAGCAGTATAAAATTTATGACCGTCATTACTTGGAACATAAAGAGATGCTCCTGTGCTTCTTATATATTTAAAACCAGTTGAATCAAAATAAGCATTCGTTACAAATTGTAATCCAGGATTATCATTATATGTAAAAATACTACCACCATTTATTTCTACAACTTTAAATATTGAATTCCACGCACTTGGAGTTACTCCAATTCCTACATTTGTTCCATTGTCAAAAATAGAACTATTACCAATTGCACTTGAACCCGTAAATTTAGGAATGTAATTTGTTGTTCCTGTTCCTGTAACCGTTCCACCACCACCAGTTGATACAGAACCATCCGCCATTAAAAATTCCGAACTTGTACCGCCTGATTTTACAAATGAACTTGCAGTTAAAGCTCCCGTGCTTGGATTGTATTTTAATGTTCCTACTGTATATAAAAATTTTGATTGTGGAGAGCCAGTATTAGTATCTACAAAAGTTAAATAAAAATCAGCATTTGTTGAAGATTGAACTGTATTAACAGAACTTGCATTTCCTGTTATACTAATCGGCCAAGTTCCTGTTGGAGTTCCACCTAATGTTAAATCTCCCGAACCAGTTACTGTTCCTGTTAAAGTTAATCCACCATAGCTTCC